TTGGATACTGGCATACCCCATACTTTCTTGTGGTTCAATTGACCTGAATATGTTTGGGTCTTTCAATTTCATTCTCATAAGTATTTGTTCTATAAGTGGAGATAGATTAAGAGTCTTACCTTCTTGTTGTATCTTACCCATTATAGCTGGAGATTGCACGGCTTGTGAGAATAGTACAAGAGTTTCCCTTAAATTACGCAACTCCCGTTCAGGGTCTTCAGGCAACATACTCACCACATCAATATCCACATCCACATCAGCTTGAATTTCTTCTTTTGAAGGTTTATCCGACCATTGGATATCTAATGTACCAATTATGCGGACGGCTTCGTCTATGGATAAGAATTGTTTCTCCATTTGTAATAGGTATTGTATTGAGTCACGCAAGAAATCACCCATTATGTCTTGACGATATGCTGGCCGAGCAGATGAACCAGCGTTTCGGATTCGGACAGAGGTTGCTGACTCTTCTCCAGATTGCAAGAAACCTTTCTTAAGGTCACTGACTCCAGACAAGTTTTCAATGTTGCGTTGTATACGGGTGTCGATGAGATACAGTTCAGAAGAAGCCATTCCAGATGGAGACGCCAACGACAACTTACCTTGCACCGTATCAGACTTGAAACACAGTATAGTTTGGTCACCAACCTGTATCTTTTCAATATCTTCCTCTCCGGCAAACCCTTCTCCAGTAGCTATTGCTACCCATACCTTAGAGTTTTCGGATGCGTTACGTAATTGTAAGTTAATGATAGCGTTTTTCTGATCTACCGCCCCCTTATATGTATCAATATCGCTCATGGCGAGAAGAGAACCCGGAACTTCGTTAAACTGAAGAATCTTGGATGGGAAACCCTCAGCTTTAATTGACCAAGGGTTTTCTCGGAGTGGTTTATGGGGTTGTTCTTCGGTGATTAACAATATTTTACCGGGTTCTCCTTCTCTTTCTTCTCTGCGGGAGGGGCGGAGAAAGATTTCATATATTCTCACATATCTGCAAGATTGAGATTCTTGGAACTCTTTGGTGGTACGGTCTATCATTGGTTTTAGGTATTTGCTTAGAGATTGACGATCTGCACCAGACTTCAGTGCCGATAACGCCTGAGCCGTACCTATCTTGTCACCATACCCTTTGAACCCTTTAATCAGTTTCTTATCTATATCCAACACATCATCCATCTCAATAAAATCGTCAAATGGGATGTCTATTATACGACCAACCCACTGAGCGGATTCAATTTCACTGAACGATACTGTTGGGTCTTTAATGAAGTCTAATGGGAATAGATTCTTCACAAAAGTCTTGCCTTTAATAATGTAACTTTCCTGTTCGTTGGTCATTCCAAAATCGCCCTTGTATCCATGCCACAACACGGCATGAGGGAATAGTTGTGACGCAAGCACAGTCTTCTTTACTTCTTGTTTATATTTCATTTCCTGCAATCTATAATTTATTATCGCTTCTTGAGTGGTGGCCGATTTTTGTGAATCAAGTTGTAACTCAACTTTCTTACCAGTTATAGGATCGGTTTTCTTGACGATAAAATATTTTTGTTTAGGTTTTAGGAACGCACGTGGAGTGTTGAGAAAAGTGTTTGGTAAATTAAACTGTACTATGGGATAGAACTCGTTAATTATTACTGACCAATTACGTCCTATGTCGGGTATATATTGGTTAGTATACCTCCTCACAGACTCTTCAATGGCGGGACGTATCTCTTCATCATTAAACGCTTCAGCCATTTTAATTTCATTGAATAATTTATCCAACTTTTCTTTAGATATTTTCTTCATGCTCCTCCTGTAGTGAATACGCCATCACAACAACTATACTTTATGTATTGATGGTTTGTCAAATTTTTGTTTATTAATGTTAAACTTTAATGTAGAAAAGTATATGCACGTTTATGTCCTTTGGGTTTACCATAATTAAAAGTTCCTATAGATGCGAACCCAACCTTATCTCTTTTGGGCAACATATTCTCACAAACCCAATCGAACTCGGTATCATCGGATTGGTTAGATGAGAGCGATTTGGCTGATTTTGGATACTTCAACATAGACACCACTCCAGCTTCTGCATCTACTATATCATCATGTGCGGCGTAGGGGAATTGGATCAGTTGATCTTCTAGATGTCCCATCCCATGACGATGATAAATTGTGCCATTGGCATATCTAGCTTCAAGACTTATGGTGATACGTGATATCTTATCCGATTCCCACTTCAGGTCTTTAAATATAAAGAACTCATCTTTACGTTTCATTTCTATTTTAAGAAAATGTTGACTCACACGTTCAAGCATGGCTTTTTCTATTCCAACTTTAGGTATAGTACCAGTAAGTTCATGTAATGTTTTAATCATACCAAACAACAATTCACTGTACCGTTCGGGTCTCATCCCACGTTCATGTAGATAATTCCATATGATAATATCATTATTGGGTGTGAGTAATGCCCCCATAATCACTGTTTCATCAGCGGTTTTCTTAGCCGACCATGCAAGGTCACAAGCTATGGCTGGGACGCAATCTCGAAACATACCTTTCCCACACATGTTTCCTTGATTATCAGACAACACATACCCATCATTCTCTTGTCTCCAATATCGGAAATGTTTGGATTGGAATGTGGCGTTCTCACCAGAGATTGGGTTGTTCTGATACTCTTTGGCATAACCTATCGGATCATCCTGTTTCTTCTGCATTAGATATTTGAAAGTGATGCGGTCTGACCACAACACTTCTTGGGTTGATTCACTGATACAAGCTCGATAGAATAGTTTGTACCAATCTCGGTATTGGTCTTCAGATACTAGGTTAGATATTAATGCGTCAAAATGCAATACTGTACCAATGGCTATGTATTGGCATAACTTCACGTCACCAGCTGGAAGTGCGGCTTGGTTAAAATCGTTCTTCAACTTCTGCCTGCGTTCGGGAGAATCCACCAACTCCTGATACTCCACATCATCGAATACCATTAAATCGGGACGATATGCCCCCTTAATCTCACCACGAATATGTTGTATACCGTCTTCACCACGGCTTGTGATACGGATTTTGTGACCATTTGGAAATCGGAAGACAATGTCGTAGGCGGAATCTTTTATGAATATTGGTTTGCCATGCAAGAAATGAAGCAATTCGTTCTCTTGCAGTTCGGTACGTATGCGGTCGAGGAAGTTAGCGGCTTTGTCTTTTGTGTCGGAGAACATCACCACAAATCGTTTCTTACCAAAGCACACAGAATGCAGAACATATAAGAACGATATCAGTGTAGACTTGGCATGTTCACGAGGTGCAACAATAGCTATTTTCTTATATCTACAAACCGCATCGATCATCTGCATATGAAACCCAGCAGGTTTATCACGATAATGTTCTGGGAACACCAAGTATCCCCAATACATCGGGTTATCTCTAAGTAACTTTAATGTTTGGTTCACTTGTTTGTTCCTTTCTATCTTTCTTCAAAATCAATAACTCGTGTTTAACCAACAACTCACAAGCAATTTCCCAAGATGATTTAGTAGACATCTCATGCAACATATCAGCCAAATCCTTTACCGTAACCACTCTATAAGGTATTTTATCTTCAGGCATTGAACACCCTCCCATTAATTATCTTATAATTATTCAACACAAAACTATTATCTTGTATCTGCACATGAGCGAACCCATGATTCCATTTATTTATAGGCATGTATTCGGGGTGAAGATCGCATAAACATCCTACAGACCAGCATGACACAATATCGCCTGTCATTGTTTTTTCAGTATGTTGGGAAGTTTGATGATGATGCCCACATAGAGCTATCTCCTTACCCCTCATATATAATCCACGAGCTGGGTTGACCGGTGACGCAATCATACGACCAAACTCGTGTCCATGCACCATGTTTAAATGGTCTATCTTCATGATTCTGCAGTCTGGTACTATGTTGATACCAAACGCTCCAGTTGGGTCAAGTAATTTGGCATATGTGAGATATTCATAACCCAGCAGTTCAGGAGCTTTGACTCTGAGGTAACGTTCCAACCGTTCTTCATGGTTACCTATTTTAATTATTATTTTGGAATTAGGGAAATTAGTTCGTATGACTTGCAGTATTTGTCTGCCAACCTCTAATTCGTGTTGGAAATTTCGTTTCCTAGGATCACGTTCCCAAAACGATACGGAGATAAAATCCATGAAATCACCAAGCAACACTATGGTGTCAGGTTGTAACGACTTACCATGTTGAAGTGATATGGTAAGAGATTCTTTATCATGATAGGGGGCATGGATATCGGCTAAGATTAATAATGATTTACTTTCTAAAACATAGGTTGACCAATCCGCATAATCTTTAAGACCTTCAGGCAAGGAGTCAAATGGGCATAAAGAAGACTCGAAAGGTATGTGGATTTTAGACTTAGCACGAAGCACCTTACCCATACTGCCACGAAGCCTCCTTATGGTAGACCTCGCAGAATCTACCGTGCAATACCACGGATAGTCTTTATGGATCAGTTTAGCTAAAGTTAAGGATGGAGTCTTTGGAAATTTCTCCAAATACTCAAGTACCAATTCCTGCATTCTAATTCCTTTACTCATACAAACACCCCTTCCATTTTTATTCCCCCATTAATTTGCATTGCATATTTAAAATTGAGTTCTCTCAAGATTATCTTCTAATGAATCCAACAAAGTCTTCTCCATTACCTTGCATAACACTATCACCCCAGCCTTACCCCCATGCCAATACGATACCACCCTTTCGTTTTCCTTATCCAAACTCATCGAAGCACAAAATACAAAAGTATCAAATCTTTCTTTTAATTCTCTAAACATCTCCTCGGTTTCCACTAAAGATAAATCCATGCGACATCACCCCACTCCTTACACCTTCCAGTAATAACTCTATTACCACTCAAAAGTCAGTTCCTAATTAGAAAAAATATAAAAATATATAAAATTATGGGAGGTTGCTCCCCCCACGCACACCCCCTGCCAGTACCCCCACATTCGACTTGGCTGGTGTCGGCACACAATATCGTGTTACGAATTTTAAAATCGTGTTACCGATACTTAAGTGTGTTAACTATTTAGTGTGTTAAGTATAGTTCATCACTTATGATGAACCGAATTGGTGATACATTTCAAAGAGCAGTGGTGCATAAATTATTTTGTTATCGTATTATTTATTAGTTGTTTTTCTTAGAACCCGTACCAGCTATTTTGTCAAGTCACGTTTCAATTTTATAATCTGCATCTATTTCTTCCGCCGAGTTCGACCGAACAGAGTCCGCAATTGGAGCGGGTTTTAGAGCGTTGAATATTTTCGCAACTTCTTTTAACCGCTCGTCCAATTTCTCAAATATTATCTGTTGATTCTGTTGGAAATTTATGTTTACCGAATTATCGGTGTTGCCTTCTGAATACACTCCATGCGCTTTTAGTGACAAATCAACTGCTTTAAGTTGAGCATTATGATCTGGAACCTCCTTAACTTGCCCGCAAATTTCAATTACTTTTTTTGATTCTAATTTTTCCTTAAGCTTTTTAGCTAACATGCTATAGGTAATTCCACGCTTGTCGAGTTCATGCCGAACTTCGGCTAAAATCTGGGGATGGGTTTGGAGTAGGCGGTTGGCGCATTTACCAGCAGATCTATATTGTGCCTCTGGATATGTCTCCATATATGCACGTGTGGCGTTTCCTTCATGCTTAACGAGGTTCTTTCCGAACTCTCGGTGCTTTGGTTTTAATTTTATTCGCTTTTTCAACTGCGATCGCCTCCGTTTTATTGTTTGTAACTTAATTGAACTATACCACAACAATATTGTTTTTGACAAATTTTTGACATTTTGATACGGAAATTTGATTATGAAATAATTGCATATAACCTATTGACAAAGTGTCACATTGTGGTATACTTTAGTCAAGATGGTTAATGATGGAGTGGATGATAAAACAAAAGGATGGTGTAACATGAAAGTATCAGAAAAAACAAAAGAGCTTATGGGGTTGATTGAAGAAATGAAAAAACATGACTTCAGGTGTTTTGTATCCAATGAACCAATCTGGCAAAGATACTGTATATATGAAAAAAAAGGTCATATCGGATATGTAGAACGAGGTGATTATGGCTGGAATATAGCTACTAAACACAAACCAAACCAATCAACTGGAACTGGCTTTAGTGTTTGCAGGGATAGTATGAAGCCTGAAATACAGGTACTGTATGAGGCGTTTGAATTTGCTCCAAACTGGGTATCTGACAATGATTTGAAAACTATTAAGAAATATAGTGGAATAGATGAATATATCAAACAAACTAATGCCAATTTGGTAGAAGTTTAATATTGTAGTTAACATAACTAAAAGGAGAGTAATATCATGAAGAACGACGTTAAAAAGGCATTGATTGAAAAACAGTTGAAAGGGTATAAAGAGGCAATAGCATTTTCGGGAAGTATCAAAGAAGTTGCGAAGAAGTTTGACGGCAAGAAGATAACAAAACGGTTTGATACAGCGTTAAAAGAAGTAAATAAGGACTTGTCTTTTACGATGGAATATAACTCTTTTTGCGTAAAGTATTATAATCGGGATAGGTGTATATCGGAAGATAACTATACAGAATATATACAAGAAGATGTTATATATTTAGTTCATTCTTACATAACATCAAGTTATAAAGACGGAATTTGTCAAGACGGGGTATTTATATATGAGAACTTCGCAAAGGCTATTAATGGACGTGTTGAGCACCTTAAGAAGTATATTAGCGATACAGAAGAGGCTTTGACTAATCTGGAGGCATTACAGGCAGAAAAAGAGCGAATTGAGGCATTAAGAGAGAAGCACAACGACAAGGTAAATTTTATCATTGAACATTATTACAATTTACAGATAAAATAGGAGGTTCTAACTGCTGATGAATAATCAACAAAAAGCATTAAATCCGATTAAAAACAATGGGTATTTTGAGGTAAAAACGCCATGAAAATCACAAGAGTATGGGCTATGCCAAACAAGTGGACATTTGATATTAAGCCTATTAAACAGCTGCTAATCAGACATTGTATCGGGGGTATGGGCTGACCCGTATGCTGGTAAAAATGGCGGGGTTTACTCAAAATATACTAATGACTTAGCCAATGGCGGTATAGATGCTCTTGAATATCTAAAAAGTTTGCAAATAGAGTTAGACGGTATTCTGTTAGATCCTCCATATTCGTTAAGGCAAGTATCGGAACATTATAAAAAAGCGGGTATTAAAGTTACTGGTTGGCATACATCAGCTGGTTATAATTCGGCTTTAAAAGACGAAGCGTCCAGATTGATTAAAACTGGTGGTAAAGCTATTTGCTTCGGGTGGAACTCTATGGGGTTGGGTAAAAATAGGGGTTTTGAGATGGTAGAAATACTGCTTGTTCCTCATGGTGGCAGTAAAAATGACACCATTGTTACTGTTGAGAGGAAAATAAAATGAAAATCACTAAAGTTACGAAAACCTATTTTGAAACTG